ATATATTATTTTTACAAAAGTAACAAATTTTTATGCTATACAACCCACCCTCTTTTAGGTTTCGCATATTTTGTGTATATGGCATACCTCATAGAGTCCATTAAGTGATCTCGAAACTTAACAGGTTCATCAAGTGTATTGCCATCTGTATCGGTCTTCCACTTGTAGTTTTTAATCTCATCAAGCAAATCTAAGGACTCTGACTTGATATGCAAAGGAAAAGATTTTACTTTGTTGATTCCTGCATAAACATCCTTAACAGCACTCTTCAAGTTAAATCCTGCCTTATTCACCTCCGAGATGGTTTTCGGTTCAGCAGGGTCGGCATAAATCTCTGAGTTCCTATCAAGCCCTAGTGATCTCATCCTATCAATTAGTAAAGCGGTTGACATTTTGGTATCGTAGATAAGTTGGTCAACAAATAACTCGCCATCAAAGTTTTTAACCCTAACAAGGGCTGTTTGGTTATTAAAGCCAAAGTCAAGTCCATAAAACACATCTCCGCCATCAGGGAAGTTCCTTCTACGCTTCCAATGCGTATAAATGGTCGCTTGGGATATTGCTCTCTCTCCTAAGCCATAAACTCGCCAATATTCATGGTCGGCTGTTTTAAGCCTCTCAATCTCATCTACGATTGATTTTTCAAGAAATGGGTTGTCTAGGTAGGTAGTGATGGTAAAGTCCGCATCCTCTCTCGGAACAACCTTATCGTAAATCCAAGAGTAGTAATCCGAAGGGTTATAGTCAATTACAATCTTTTCTGTGGTTCTTAATGCTAACTGCATCCAAGATTCGTAGTTTACCTCATTCGCCTCGTTTATAAACAAGTAGTTTCTTTTACGACCTCTTATTTTTTGCGGCTGATCGGTAGAGACGAACTCTACGACATTGCCTCCTAAGAAGTAAAGATTTTCTGATTTGTTGTGCTTTTCTTCTGAGTATAATCCATATTTCGATAGTATTTCGATAAAGTCTCTCATCACTGAGCCTTTTATGGATGGCAACGAGGATCTGCAAATGGTTAGGGTTTTTCCCTTCTCTTGTAATAATTTCACGATAAACCAAGTCAATACATTGTAAGTTTTGCCAGACCTTGTTCCGCCTTGCATAACTGATATTTTTTTTTGGCTGTTTTGCAGTATTTCGAAGACGATGTTTGTGGTTACATTCATAAGACATAGGAAAAAAAATTAAAAAATTGGTTGTGTGTTTTCCATTAGAAAACTTTTGGTTTTATACAAGGGTAGACCCCCTTTGCTATTTTAAGCCCCATTTAAGCCTTTTAATCCCAAAATGGATACATAGTACTACACATAGGGTTAAAAGCCGTAGAATCGCCTTAAAATGCTAAATAGAGGCATTGTAGCTACTCCTCATACTCACCATCTTCATTAATATCCAATAATTCGCCTTTATCATGGTTGTAAAGTGGGATTTCATCACTTTCTCCAGCCTTGTAAGCAGGTACGACCATTCCTGGCTCTGTTTGCGTATCAAAGTTGATTATCTCACCTTGAGGTAACGCTTTGTGCTCATCTCCGTCTACTTGTTTCATAATATCTCCAATTTGATTCGGTTTAACTACGTTGACTGTAATTTGCTTAACCACATCTCCTTCATGAGCAACCTCAGTCTTTTCGATATATCCTCTTCTCTTGCCTCTAGTCTTAAGAAGGAACATTGTAGCTAAGGTATCACCCCTAGCAATCCTCTCCATTAGCTTTTGTTCTCCAAAGTCAAGCATTATCTCCTCAGGCTCGATTTCAGCCAACCTCTTAGCAAACTCAGGGTCATCCTTCAACCAAGTCTTATACTGCGTTCTACCGACTCCAGAAGCCTCACATGATATGGTGATATTGCCAAAGTTCTCCTTGTAGGCGATAATAAAAGCCTCTTTAGCTATTTCTTTGAATTGTGCGTTCATATTATCTATTCTTTGTTGGTGTGCGTATTGAAACTATGCTAGTAACCTTCTTTTCCAGGTTATCATATCCTAACCACTTGCCACAATTGGTGCATTCGAACTGAGTAGTCTTGATTTGACTAAACCAAACGTATCCATCAGTCTTAGTACCACATTTACAAGTGTATTCTCGTTTGCCGTAAGTATCTTTCATCTCAAATGTTTAAAAATGTTAAAATCATTGTTTTATATCAGAATTTTGGGGGGCACAAGGGGTAGCCATTTTGGATCATACGAATAAAAGGGGTACGGGGTACATACCCCGAAAAACCCGTCTATTTAGCCCTTAAATTAGGTTACTACCTATTTTCTTAAGGCATGGCTAGTCCATGTACTACTAGATACCTTGAATGTCTTATTCGGGCTTAAAATGGCGTTTATATTCATTGGTTAATTATTGGTTGATAGGTTGCTAAGTTAGTACGAATAATTTAATGATTGGTTAGGCACTCAAACGGGAAAAGTAAAAACACTAGCAAGTATTATATTAATACATAAACCACTAATTTAATTATAAGTATATTATATTACTAAGTAGTTTATACTATAATATAGTATATTATATTACATATTAAATTAGATATTTAACAATTGATACTAAAATACTTAGTAATTAAATATAAACGTTAACAAAGTTTTAACAAATAAACTTTATTTATTTACAATTGTTTTAAATTGTTTACATATCTTTAGGATCTATTAATAACATAAACAAAATAAAACATGGAAACATTTAGCACACTCTTACAAGTATTTCAACTTGTATTGTTTACCCTATTTATGGGAAACGTTGGACGTTTTATTATTCACCTTTTAATTAATGACGATGCAAACAGTTAGTTTATTTGAGCTTATTAGCTTATTCATTGGCGGTATCTTAATTTACACATTAGCCAAAACAATTTGGCAAGAGTTAACACAATACAAATAACCTTTAAACATTTATAAAATGAATATCAATATTAATATAGTAGAATTGGCTAGCGAGTTAGCGTGTGACAAATTGCACAATGATTGGGGCAACTCAATTAAAATTTATCAAGATGACGAAAGCGACTGTTTAGAATATACAGAGGAGGCTCAAGATATATTTAATGATTTATATGAGCAATTTTATTCAATGATTGACAATATAAGAAACAAATAAACCTTTAACACTACAAACACAAACACAATGAGAAACGTACTACCAACATCAGAACTTTGCCACAAGTGGGCAAACATTGAACAAGAAAGCGGACGCAACGCAAATGGGACAATGTTTTTTAATAAATCAACTATTTATAGTTATGGTCATCACTTTGCAATAGCAAAGCACATAGTAAACGAACAAGGGCAAAGGGCTGTTTTATTTACTCAAAGGGATTACAGCAATACAACAGCAAAGCATAAAAGCCACGTTTACATGAGTTGCAAAAATGATAATATTATTTATTGTTATGACCCAACAGGCACACACGAACAAAATTTTAAATATTGGGAGCAATTAGCCGAACAAGACGGCGCAAGTAAATTGGCAAAGGCTCGAAAGCCTGAAAAATATTTAAATATATTATCTAACATTGAGACAAAAGCTAATATTTATGCGTCTTATTTTGGTATTGAATTACCTCAAACACTTAAAGCAATTTTAAGTATAAAAGATAAAAGCGAGTTTTTGGCGTTTGCTGATAAAAAAGCCGAATATATCAAAGCCGAACAAAAACAAAAGGAAACCGAACAAAAAAGAAAATTTAAAGAGGATATTAAAAAGTGGTTCAATCTTGAAACCTCAAGACTTTACACGAGTTACAAATATGACTTTTTGCGTATCAACGAAAATAGAATTGAGACTACTCAAGCCGTACAAATACCTCTTGCAATAGGGAAAAAATTGTACGAATTAATAAAAGACAACAAATTAAGCGTTGGCGATAAAGTTCTAAATTATAGCGTTAACGAAATAGGCAACGATATTAAAATAGGTTGCCACACATTTAAACAATCTTACCTTTTAAAATTTGGGTCTAAATTGGCTTAAATTTTTAACCTTTGAACCCGTAGGGGTTATCTAGTTCGCTACTAGCAAAGGTTCTAATTATTCATCAAATCAATCAAACATGAGACAAATCAAGTTAGTATGGTCGACAGATGACGTATTAATCAAAGCCGATGAAATGAACATTGACTTAACAGAGTCTGACGCCGACACAATATTAGAAACACTAGAACAAAAGCATGACGCCTCAATCGGTATTTGTTGGGACGTTATCGGTTGCTACATTGAGCAATTCGAACACGAAAAACAGCAAAAAGAAAGCTTTTATAAGTCTAAATCGTGGGCGGCACATTTAGGACGCTAATTTTAAGCGAATTTAAGCCACTTAAAATACAAAACCATGTAAGTACCTTACCAACATATTAAACAAGCTAGAAACGCCTTAAAATAGCGTTTAAATTGATTTTAGCATATTGTCAATATATGGCTATAAAGTCCATGTTGCAACATTGATGTTGTGCCATTGATTATGCCATTTGAAGATCCTATGTCTTGCCAAAAATCTGTGCCAAAAACCCTATGCAAAAACTCCCCAAAAAACCCACAAAAATCTTTGACAAAAACCTAACAAAAATTTGGTGGGACAAAAACTTTTATATATTTTTAAACATTCAAACAAACAAAACAGTATGCAAACAAAATTCCATTTGCTATTAGATAGAAGTGAATATACTTCTACTGATATTATTCCATTAGAATCAATGTTAAGAGATTATGCTAAATCAGAAGGTGCAAAAACCTTCCAAAAAACCTCTATTGTATCAATTAAAGATTTAACATCTTCTGAAATAGAAGAAGCTTGGATTGAAGACAATAAGTACAATGGGGAAGACGTTACTTTTATTCATTGGTACAACAAACATTTTTATATCATACAAACAAACTAAACAAACACAAAAAATTATGAAAAAGTTAAATTCAAACGACTATGTTATTTATCACAAAAAAGAACATTCTTTATTGCAATTTGCTGATAGAAATGGACAAGTTATTATTTACGGATGCAAAGATGAAGCAACCGCAGATTTAGATGTAGATGAAGAGGTTGTAAGTTGTACTGAATTACCTTATGATTTACAAGAAATAATTTTAAAACAAATAAACTAAAACAAAATGAAACCACTTAAATCACAAATCAAAATCGATGCTATCAAAATGATTGAAGCATCAACAGAATCAATTTTTGCTGCTTTACATGTAAAGTATAAGACTGCTGGAGGCGATATTTCGCCATTTCAGCAATATCAACTAGAACAAATACAAGAAGTTTTAGTTGACATTATTTCAAAACAAGTATTTCAAAACATTGACCTAAGTAAAGTTAATTTACAAGAACTTAATAGAGATGAGTTAATGGAACTAGCTTATGAACTAGATTGGAACGGTAGCTGGGATGCTGACGAGGAAGGTCAAGCACCTATCACTAAAGATGAGTTGATAGAAGCTATTACCAACATGATAAACGAATTATAAATGAAAGTATTAGAGCTGTTTGCAGGAAGCAGGTCTATTGGCAAAGTAGCTGATAGACTTGCTTTTGACGTTTACTCAAGCGACATTGAACAATTTGGTGGCATTGATTATGTCATCGACATTATGGAATTTGACGTAGCAAAAATTCCTTTTGTGCCAGACATCATTTGGGCATCTTGTCCTTGCACTGCTTTCAGTGTAGCTGCCATTGGCAAGAACTGGACTAAGATTGGTGATGATTACATCCCCAAAAATCCCAGAGCAGATTTTGGTCTTAAACTGGTCCAAAAAACCCTTGAAATTATTGAGCATTTTAACCCCACCTATTTTTTTATAGAAAACCCTAGAGGTATGCTCAGAAAAATGCCTATAATGAAGGATTTTCCAAGACAAAGTGTTACATATTGTCAATATGGAGATACAAGGATGAAACCAACAGACATCTGGACTAACAGTACTAAATGGATTCCAAGACCAATGTGTAAAAATGGCGACCCATGTCATGTAGCTGCACCGAGAGGATCAAAAACTGGCACACAAGGTCTTAAAGGTGCATATGAGAGAAGTAAGATTCCAGAAGACTTATGCTTTGAAATCTTAAAGTCTTGCATATAGCTTTAACAAAATATTAGCAAAAAACTTTCAAATATTTACAAAAACTTCCTAATTTTACATTCTACAAACAAAACAAAAAACCCATGCACGAATTAATCACACTCAGTTATCAGATGAAGTGCGGTATTACTGGCACAATCATCGACAAAGGCGAACAAGCTTATTACAACCATCAGACAAAAACCTGTATTCATCCATTGGAATATGAGAAGAATATGAGCCAAGCTAAGATTGGAGATCCAAAAACCTACTTTACTAGACACCAAAAACTTAACAAATAAAACATACAACACATGAAATTCGAATTCGTAGCCGAAACCGACCAATTACTTAACGACACAATCTACTTTACTAAGCAAGATGGTGTATTTATCAGTGGAACTATCAGCACTAAAAGAGAAGTAGCTTATGCCATCTTTGAGAAGCTTAGTCAAGGTCTACCACTCAGAACATCAGAAGTACTAGAAACAAAAATCTATCCAAAACCCTCAGAAGAGGAATAAAACCAAAACCAATGTTGAAACTAACCCTAGAGCAAAAGAAAAAAGGTATCAAAGAAGAGTTTACCTATGTAAACAGTAACGGAAGAATGTCAAAACAATACACCTACAAAGGGATGTATATAACTTGGGATAATCAGATCCTACATGGCAAATGGTATTACTGGAGAGCTAGTTATTACGCTTCGTTAGATGCCGCAGTTCAAGGAATAGACAGACATATCAATCACTATAAAAACAAATAAACAAATGCTACAAATTACAGATTACAGAAGCCTTTTTAGGTATGGGGACATGAAGAAGATTATGGAGATAACAGGCTATAGTCGTTACGTTATTGAAACAAGATTAAAGAATAACGATTATGAGATGACCGAGCTAATCAAAACATTCTATTCAAAAAAACTAGAACTACTTAAAAACCAAATAAATGACCACAGCGAAATTTAGAACACCAAGACAAAACTTACTAAAGAAAAAACCTTTGTTTGTAGATCAGGACATCGTAAACAACCTAGTCAACAAGGTAGCTAACGCTTGTAATTTAGATGCTAAGATAATCACTAAGAAAGGTAGATATAGACCTCAGGTATTAGCTCGTAATATGTGCTTCTATATCCTTCATGTTCACTATAAACAAAAAGCCGCACAAATAGCTCCTTATTTCCATAGAGATAGGACTACAGTGCTACATGGTATAAACACCTTTGTAAATGACGTAGAAGTAGTGCCATACTATATGGAGCAATACACACAAGTTAGAAGTAAGATTAAGATACCAAAACTATATTCAGAAAACTATTAAAACAAACACTATGCTATCAACATTCGCACACATGAACGAAGTAGACAAAAAAATCTTTGTCGCTAAGATTATCCACAACATGAACTACAGCCAATCAAGTTTTGAAACTATGGAAGCTATAGTTAAAATGTGGGAACAATATCCAATCAAACAAGCAACATTTTTTACACAATCAAATCAATTAACACATGGAACTGCAAACAACTAACAATCAAATTCAAGCTCCTAGTTACCAAATGGTAAACAAGGACTCTATGCTATCCTTATCTAACGAGCTTAAGCGCTTTGTAAAGGATGCACACTTAGTTTCTAACATCAAAGGTAAGGACTATTGTAACGTAGAAGCCTGGCAGATGGCTGGAGCTTCATTAGGCTTATTCCCTATCATTACAAGCGTACAAGACTTATCAAGTGAAAAAGAGATTAAGTACATGGCTACTTGCGAAGTTAGATCATACCAAGACAATAAGTTAGTGTCTGTAGGTATCGCGATATGCTCTAACAAAGAGGGTAGCAAAAAATTCTTTGATGAGTATGCTATCTTATCTATGGCACAGACTAGAGCAGTTGGTAAAGCATTCCGTAATCAGTTAGCATGGTTGATG